GAAGAAATGAATGTAATCTTTAATACATATCAAAACATGATTGACCATTCGAACAATCTAGAAGAACTAGAAAAAGAAATAGGTACCATAAGAGATCCAACGTTACAGCAAAATGTAATGGATTTATATGAACAAACAAAAGAAATACTTACGGTACATTATCAATTGTCATAACCATATATTGATGGATAACTATCAATATATGTTTTTAGGGAAAAGGTTAAAAATCACCACATACCTGTTTATTAAGTAATCGTTGACTAAACATGGTTCCGATAAATACAAATGGTGCCATAAGGATACCATTTACAAAATGGTGAGAATACGGTAATACCGATACAGCAGAAAGAACTAGAGATTTTACAAAGGGTAATAATAATGTATTATTAATAAATACGCCTGCTAAGGATACCATAGGAGTATAATTTGCAAATCCAGCACTTCGTACAGGATCCATTCGATTACAATTAACTAAACTATAATACATATTTCCAATGAAAGAAGCTAGCCACAATATGAAATACATGATAGAATAATATAACAAAACGTATGTAAACATAGAAGGAGGCGACCATGGCGAACCACCTAATACATCTGGTCGCATCAAAGTAGGAATAATAGACGTATGGATCGTGATAGGTATAAAAACAGAAAGTAACGTAATGAGTATATTTCCCATCCTATTATCTTTTGAGATTTTATTATGCAGAAAGCTTCTTTCCTTCACTAAACTGAATGGAAACAACAACATCCTTTTCTGTAAACCCATTCTCGATGAGGAGATTCCTCATGGATTCCGAGACAAGGTTTCCTCCAAGTTCATTGTGAAAAATTGCATTTGTTTGTTCCATCAGTTCTTTCGTAAAGACTCCTTTTGCTAGAAGCATATTCTTATATGCCGTAAAGGTCTTTTCTTCCGGCTTTGCTTCCTTACGAACAACCTGTGGAGTATGAACAATCTTTTCTTTTTGGATCACTGTTTCTGGTTGCACAGGAGTTTCTTCGATATCTGTCCATCCCATCTTTTGTAGCTTCTCCAAATAGCTCTTTCGAATAATCCAACCACGAAGATGCTTGTTCCATACTGCCTCAATCTTTTCTTGTTGTTTATCAGACATAACACCATATGCTAGGATTCCTTTCTTATAAAACTGAAACTCGCGCTTTTTTTTCGGATCGGTTTCACCTTCTTCCTCTTCCTCCTCGGACTCAGACGATTCCTCTTCAGGTTCCTCAATGACCTTTACCTTCTTTCCCTTATTTTTTTCTTTCTTCTTTTCTTCTTTAATCCACTCCTCTACTTCCTCATCAGTAGAATCTTTTACGACAAAACTGTCTTCTTCATAATCATCTGCATTATCCTCCTCTTCCTCTTCCTCTTCCTCATATTCATCATCTTCGTCATCGGTAATCTCTTCGCCGCGTTTGAAACGTTCATACAGATCGTCATCTTCTCGTTGTTTCTTACTTGACTTTTTGCTTTTCTGAAGTTTCTCTTGCTGCTTAGCGCATTGCCTCACATTATCTAGAACCTCAACATGCATTTGTACAATGTCTAGTTCTTCATCCTCGTGTACGATCCAACCTTGGTAGGTTCGAGACCACTTGAGCTCTCGGAAATTCATGTAGGAACGGACGCGCTCATCTCCGCGAATAAGAAAATGGTGTTTGCTAATCTTTTGAATGCTAAAGCTGCTGGCAATGGTGGCGGGATTCATGGTCTAGTAGTTTGAGTCCTACAAAAGAAAAAGGATTCAATTTTATTTTTACAGGTTAAATTATCTTCTAGGTAATTAGTAAAGAGATGGATCATCTATATAAATCTAAAAAACCAAAAATGGTTTTACCAGAACTGTGCAGTGAAGAATATTTACAAAGCAAAGAAGGAGAATATTTCCCAGAATCAACCTACAAGCATATCATTCGGTCTGATTATGATATATATGGTGTTGATCAAGAGGGAAATAAAAAACTACTCGCTAAATTTCGAAAAGGGTTAATTCCTATAGAGGTCTGTGAAATTGCATTAGTCAATCTAAAAAAGGCTGCCATGCGTAAAAATGACAATCGAGGAGCCGCTGGTGGCGTCTTAGATCCTAAAAAGCTACCAAACTACGTAAAGGGATTAGCAAATGCCGGTAAGTTTCGAACGGTTGGATATATTAATGCTGAAGGTAGAAAAATTAATAGCAGTTTAGGTAATGTAAGTCAGAGTAATATCATTGGATTTTATGATAAACCTGATCGTAATTTAGGAAGAGGTGCTCCGAAATGCCGTCTTACTGCTTTTACTGCTAAAGAAGTGGATAAATGGGAAAACTGTATTCCTTTTTTTCAACACGCAGATGCTTGTTTCAATGCTCTCGTACCGGACCGCCATAGAGTTCAATGGGATCGCGCACATGAGACAGAATTTGTAGTACCTCATACTAGTTTTAGCACAATTACAATTAACTATAACTGGCGCACGGCATTACATAAAGATGATGGTGATTTCAAGGGTGGATTTGGTAATCTATTGATTTTAGAGGAAGGTAAGTATGAAGGTGGTTATCTCGGCTTTCCGCGATACGGTGTATGCTTTGATGTTCGCATGGGAGACTTTTTAGCTATGGATGTCCATGAATGGCACTGTAATACACCGATGAAAGGTATTACCGAAGACTTTACAAGATTATCTATCGTTTGTTATTTACGGGAAAAAATGGAAAGATGTAAAGGTACTACTGTTGCCGAATCCGTAGCTCGATCCGGCACTACGATATTAAAGAAAGAACAGAATGAATTAGAAGAAGATGGTTATTTCTCGGAAGAAATAGAACCATTGGGTGGTCAAAACGATAATGAATTATATAAAACACATTAATCAATAAGTTTATCTATTTTGTTTTTTTTCTAGCATATTTCCATAATATGGAATCCAATTTATCAGAAGGTCAAAAGCCTAATCGAGTTTCGCTCGATTACGATATCTTAATTATGGCTGCTGGATTAGGCAAACGTATGAAATCTACTATTCCAAAACCGGTCATTCCTGTATGTGGAAAACCTATGTTGCTACACATTTTAGATACGATTAGTAAGTTATCTCAACTTCCTGGAAATATCTATGTCATTACCTACTATCTTCATTCCCAGGCGGTTGTATCTGCATGTCTTGACCATCTTCCTTCCAATCTAGTAGATCGAATTGTGTGGTTGGTTCAAACTATTGAACCAATGGGAACTGGCTCGAGTGTACAAGAAGCAATTAAACAAATTCCTAATAGTTCTGCAGATTCACTAATGATTCTATCTTCAGATGTTCCGATGATTTCAAAGAATACCATGGAATCGATGATAGAAGAATATAATGCACAGAAAAGAGCATTAATCCTAACAGATTATATGGAAAATCCTTATGGTTATGGTAGAATTGTGGAAACAAATGGTGATTTTCTTGCTATCGTAGAAGAAAAGGATTCTAATGCGGAACAAAAGCTGATTAAAACAGTCAATACCGGTATCTATTGCATTCCTTATCGCTATCTTCGTAATCAATTGTTTACGATTACAAATAATAATGCAGCAGAGGAATATTATTTAACAGACCTATTTGGAATTCTTAAACAAGGAGATCTTTCTGTAGGTACCACCCAAATTCAAAAAGTATGCTCTTATGAGTTATTTAATATTAATACAAAAGATCAACTCAACGAATTAGAGGAGTTAATATCATAATCATAGACAACCATAGGTTAAACGCAGAGAAAGACTGGTTGGTTTAAAATAAATACCCTTTAACCACTTTTGGTATTCTCCGCTTTCTAGAGCTTCTAGTAGGATACGATAAAAGTTTTGTCTGATAAAAGATTTGTCCGTTAATTTACTTATGTCTAATAGGGTCCGGTCATATGTAACTGCATACCAATAATAAATCGATTTTAACACATAGTAACTGCTTGTGTTGGTATTCGAATCAAGTAACCGAGAAGGATTTTTAAAAAAAGTATCGATATGCTCTATACCGGAACGGTCTCCTAGATTATGAGCTGTTTCAATAATGGGTTCATTATGTTCCATGAAATAAATGATTTTATTGACTTGTGATCCAATAAATAATGCTTCATCCTTTAAGTTTTCTTTAGATGCTAACCTTGTAGCAAGTATTTCTGTATATGCTTCTTGAATACTATTGTTATAATGAGGAAATCGTTGTTTAATCTGTTGTTCTGGTTCTTTCATAGGAGAAAGGATTGTATCGATGGAAAAAGCGTGTATGAGTTCATGATAAAATACCTTTTGCCATTCTTCTTTTCGCCATAAAGCAACCTCGATTTTATTTTCTAAAGAATAAAATGTTGTACTGGCTGTATTACATTCTGCACTTGTAATATTAGGTTTATTTAGATTGATTTGCTTTGGAAAATCAAGTAAATATAAAAAACAAGAAATCCTATCTTCTGGTTGTCTTTTTGCTAAAAGAGATACTTCACGGAAGATTCGGACAGCTTGGTTGATTGCACCTGTTTTGTTATCAAATACAGTAATGGTATGTTGGTTTATTTCTCTAGTCTCTTTATGTAAAAGTGGTACTTGTTTTTGTAATTCTTGATAAATAACAGAAGACAAAAAGGTATTATTTTCAATCGATCGAGCAATCATACTATTAATCTATTATATTTTTTTCAAGCCATCTGGAACTGTAGATTTTTTATCTTTCTTTTCTCGAGGAACAACACGTTTTAATCTGACAACTTTCTTTTTCTCTCGATTTTCATATAGATCTTCAACCAAGAGTTCGGATTGTTCTTTGCTATTTTTCAATCCAATTTTTGCAAAATAAGACTTGACTTTATCTTCAATTAATGCTTTTGTAACAGGTACTTTGGTTTCATTTTCTACTTTTTGAAGCTTACCAAATGCGGTTTTTACATTACTAATTTCATATCCTTCCATAAATTTTAAAATATCAGCACAAAACTCTTCCTTTTGTTTTTTATGCGCCTTTACTACTTGTTCAAATTGTCTTATCTTGTTATCGATTTCACACCATTTACTAACTTTTGTTTTAAAATCTTCTAGTTCTCGTTGGTCAATCTCGTCGGGATGAATGGATTCTTGTTCTGGTTTACTCATTGTTATTCTACTCTTATAAAACAAATTTTAAATCCCTTCCTACTGTGCCGCAAATTGAACCGCTTTGTATCTACATTGTACAAACCCCGAAACAAATCATGAATACCGCTATTCAACTCTTGCTCAATACCCTCATCCATTCCCTTTTTACTAAATATAAGATTCCAATTGATGAATTTTCTACCATTACGATCGGAGACGATATCGAAGCCTCCCTTCGAGACTACTGTGCGCGTTTGGCTCCAGCCCCTGTTACTACTAAAAAAGTATTCCGAAAGAAGCCAGCTAGTGTTGCGGAAATGTTGAATAGTCCTACACATGCAGCGGTTACGGAAGTTACCCCGGTGGCGGTTACGGAGGTTACACCTGTAGAAGTCGTAAATTCTAAGTTGGAGAGCTCCGAGAAGCCGCTCGAGGCTCTTGGTGCCGCGGTGGTCGAAACACTCCCTAAGCCTATTATCGGAGAAGCTGTTACTAGTCTAGTTAGTTCTTCTATAGAGGCACCTAAAGCAAAAAAAGTTATTAAAAAGAAGGCTGCTGAAGTTGCCCCTGCTGAGGCTACTCAAGTTGCCCCTGTTATGGTTGCCGAGGTTCCTCAAGTTGCTCCTGCCGAGATTGCGGAGGTCGCTGAAATTGCGCCGGTTGTTTCTACCAAGCCTAAAAAAGTCATCAAAAAGAAGACAGCTGAAACCACTTCTTCTGTCGCCGCCGTAGAAACTACTACCCCGGTGGTGGTAGAAAATACCCCGGTGGCTGTGTCTGTCGAGACAGAAACAGTTAAGCCAAAGAAAGTTATCAAAAAGAAGGCGGCTGAAGTTACTCCTGTGGCTGTGTCTGCCGATGTTACTACACAGATTGTCCAAACAGAGCCGCCTAAAGCAAAAAAGGTCATCAAAAAGGAGGCTATGGTGGTTGTACCTGAATCAAATGTCGTTATTGTGAAAGAAAAGTTGATTGAAATTAGTGGATCTACTAATGTAACGGTATCAAAGATCATCAAGAAGAAGCCAGTCCAGGAAACTGTTGAACCAGCACCTCTCCCTGTTTCTACGGTGAAAACGGTTCCAGTGATGGATTATGCGGAAGAGGGTGAAGAACCCACGGATGTTTATGAAAGCTTGGTCGTGGACGAAGAGGAAATTCTAGAGCCGCGAGAAATCGATGGAGTTTCTTACTATGTTGATCAGTCTGGTTATGTGTATGATTTTTCAACCAAAGACATTATTGGAAAGTTCAAAGAAGCTAATAAGATTATTTTTCTACGTAATTTTACTAACGCTTGACTAAAAGAATGGGATTCTACAATATAGAACCATTTTACCTACAAAGTAAAACAAAATAAGCGTACCTCTTACTTTGTTTTATATTTTTAATTTAGGCATGGAGTTCGACAGGCTTAGCAGCCTTCATCTTTTCCAGCTCTCGATCCATTTGCGGCTTGAGGATCACGTATTTCTGAAACATCTTCATCCGGTTCTCGGCTGCTGCCTCAGTGTCCTCGTTGCTGTCATCGAGTTGGACACGCTTGATGACGTTTTTCCAGTCTTTGATGCTGTTCATCCAATGTTCAATCGTATACTTGATAAACAAGCGATAAACATGGACGGGCTTGCGCTGACCAATGCGATACACACGATCAATGGCTTGTTTCTCGGAAAACGGAGAGTACTGCGGTTCAAATACGACCACGTGATTTGCGCACACCAAGTTCAAACCCACGCCACCGCACTTGATGGTAATCAACATGATGTTGTTGTTTCCGTCTCGAAACTCTCGCAACTGTTGCTGACGCTCCTCCATGGTCAACTCACCGTGAAACAAGGAAATCTTGTTATGACCCTCTGCTTCTAGTTTCTTCTGCAGTGCCAACAAGGATGAAACCCAGCTGCTAAACACAACCAGCTTTTCGCCAGCCGGGATATTCGACATGATTTCGCATACTTGTTGAAACTTGACGTTTTCACCCCAATCAACGGTTCGCTCCACGTTTTCTTGGGTGTCGCTGTGGTTGCACATGCGGCGCAACCGAATGATGTTTCCGAGCAACTGTTGGCGACCTGCACCGTAAAGAGATGCCATCAACATCTTTCGCTCAAACCGCTTGTATTGAGTGAGCTGTGTGTTGGTAAAACGGCAATCCTTGTCGACCACTTGATACGGCGGCAAGGTCAAAATCTCTTTCGTACGAATGTGCATGTAGGTCTTGTCAACCAGAGAGGGAGAATCAAAACAGACAAAAACTTTCAAGCTGTACAGATCAGCTTCGCAATTCCAGATCGGAGTACCGGTGAGACACCACTTGGTATCACCAGTCAAGTAGTTCACGACCCTGTTGCGAATGGATTTGCGATTGCGGATTTCATGGGCTTCATCCAGGAAAATGCGGGTCCAGTGAGCATCAAGCAACTCACCGCGGTTGGCGCTTCGATCCGAAAGAAGCGTGTCGTAGGTGGTGACCACGATGCGATACTCGCCGATATCTTTCGGGCGGCTGCTCGTGGTGTAGGTAGTAAAATCAAACGGACGGATGTCTTCGATGTAATTGTGGAACTCATCGCTCCACTGCTTGAGCAAATTGTTCGGAACAACGATCAAACTGCGACCCAACTCATCGCCAGATTGGTTTGCAATGTGATACAGCACGTCAATGGTCTTTCCCAAACCCATGTCGTGAGCCAGAATTCCGCCGCTAGGTTCACGCTTGGATTGACGTTCCATCCATTCCACAGCCTCGACTTGGTGGGGGTACAGGGTGATTTTGTCGGTAAAGTGCATGTCTAAACAGTTGTTAGATTGGTTGAGCCGCCCGACCAAAGTCGGTCAATTTTTTTTTAGCTAGATAGGTCGGAGCTAGGCTGGTGGAGCCAAATCTTGTGTCGAAACGAGACTGGTAGCCACAAACTGGGTGTCTCTACTACAAAGTATACTAGTTAAAGAATATCGTACCCTGGTCGTTTATTTACATGTAAATTTGTTTATATTTCGTGACTACCGTATCGACACCAGCGGAGGCGCAGATGGTGCAACACACCTTTCCAGTGTTCTTCTTCTGTCGGCTCATGCATACGCGGCAACTAAACACATGTTTGCACTCTTCTGCGATAATTTCAATCTGGCGACTGTGGCAGGTAGTGCATTTCATGTTCCAGCTATCCTTCTTTTGCTCATCCGATAGATTCACCAGAATAATTCCAGTGTAAGCGGCGTTGCAATACGGGCACTGCTTGCTTGTCTTGTTCCACTCAAGGGTGCAATCCGTACAGGTTCGAAAGTGTCCACATGGATTGTAAATCACTCCGCGATGAGAACTCTCATTCGTGCAGATGAGACAGTGACTGCCATACGTGGCAGCGGAACTGCTGCTTGTCGCACGAAGCATTGGGAGACAAGATGGTGTTCCTGCTAAAGAAATGGACGGCGCAGCTGGAGAGCAGTACGCCGAAGCGCTATCTGAACTGGTGCTGCGGAAAGCATCTGAACCAACATTTTGTGCCAAATCCAGCAACACGCGGTCATCGTGTGTCAGCGACATTCGATCAAGCTGGTTCATCAGGTGATGCAGATAGACGCCCAATCGGGTATTAGTGAACATCTCTGCGAAGGGAGATGCACGAATTTCATCCTTGATGGTTTTAATATAGGCGATCTTGCTTTGTGGATTAGAGATTTCAGAGAGATCTTTCGGGATCGTATCGACACGCTTTAGTGTGTTCAGCGTAAACAAAATCTTGTCGCCAAACGCCTTGTCTCCGAGGAGGTTCTCGTTATCTTCCGAAAACACAATTTCCTGTACAACGGCTTCCCCATCTTGACGTGTATATTCGAGTTGAAGCCTGGAACCGGCTGTAATGGTCATATAAAACTCCATCAACATGGTCATTTCCTTCGTCTTGTACTCCGGATTTCCTTGTTCATCCTCGCGGCAATTCATATTGCTATAGTAGACATGTGACTCATCTCCAATTGTCTTGACGGAGACATCTCGACCAAGCATAGTGACAAGATCCATGGCACGCTTTGCTACGACATCTCGCATACGCTTTGGGTCAGAGATGGCAAGGAATTCCTGAGAAATATCAGTCAAGGTCTTCTCGTCAAAATCGCTTTGTCCTGAGCCAATGCCGATCGCAAGGTTGACTGACTTTGCAAAATTCGATTGAATCTGCTCTTTTGACATCCCATTCGAGCAGTGACCGCCATCGGAAAGAAAGACGGAATCTGTCTCTCCCGTGAACTTCTCTTGATACTTTTTCAGCTCGAGCAGAGGTGCCTCGAAATTGGTTCCACCATTGTTAAGCAAACCAATCTGCATCTTTTCGCGAATTTGAGCGTAGGTCAATCCATCCAGTGTGCTGTATGACTCGCAATTGTCACTGAACAGGCTGATCGTCAAATCCTGTTGAACACCCTGCGTCTCCTGGACAAACTGGTACATGTCCAGGATACGATGGAGAAATCCACTCATCGCTCCGAGACGACTGTTTGGATCCAGCTGATAACCAGACATATCATTCGGGATCGCACTCGGTGTTGCGGCACACGAGAAAGATCGTTGTAGGGTTAATCCGGCGAAAGCGGGAGGCGGGGTTCCATAGGCAAGCGACGGACTAGCCGAAAGAGACAGAAGCGGAGGCGGCGGGGCAAGCGCTGGAGCAAAAGAGAGCGATTCTTGAGCCGGATCATCCTCTTCATCATCCTCGTCTTGCTGTATCGGCACAATAGGAGCCATCGGCGTCGCCTGTGCCCACGGATTCGTTTGCTGACCGTCGCCCATGGCGATCTGCATTGATCCACTCGTATCGCCCATAATGTGCAAGCACGTGTTTGTCTTTGTAACTTTTTGTTCTAAACACTTGAATACAATAGCGTACACTTCGGGGTCAGATGTCTCGTAAGCGATCACCTTAATCGTAGATTTGTTTTCGAAAGCGGATGACATGGTTCGTAGTATTCTCGAAAGGTTGGTTTATCTAGAATGCTAGATTTCTTGGGTCAATTTCCTGCCGAATTGGCGAGAGTAATAGATAGCTATAAATAATGATGTAAAAATTGAATAGGTTTTAGGTGTAACTGGATAAAAATGGCAGAAAAAAAGGATTTTGTAGAAGAACTCACGGTTGTCCTTCCAAAGATACTAAAAGATATTTCAAAGCCGACTAGTATCTGGTGGGAGCAAACCGCACAAACAAATCTAGTAAGAAGTTATACAAAGTATGTAGAAAGTGTTGCAAAGGATAAGGTCGATCCAAAAAAAACACATTTCTGGAAATCATTTACAACTACTCGACGTCGCAGCGATATTGAAACACAAGTTGCATCGTGTATCTTTTATCTTGGTTTTAATCCACTGAATATCGAAGATAAAATCTCTTTTCTGGATAATTTTCAAGAAACTCTACTTGGTAACACACCCCATCTTGATAAGGAACGAGATGCAATTCTTGATCGTTACGGTGTACAACTTCTAGAAGGTTACAATGAATACAAAGATGTTATTCATATGAGTTTTGATAATCCATACTATACTCGAGAAGAAGATGTGATTGAACAAAATAAGGTGGTTCAGGTTAAACCTCGTGAAGCCAATGAGTACGATCTATACCGAGAACATGATCACGATGATCATTAAGATACAAAGTTACAAGTTAACAGTATGGAAATATGGAATATTTCTGTACAAGTTAACAAAGTAAATAACATAACACTCACTTCTTTAGTAATAATAAAGCCCGCTTTGCCTCTATTTTTTTTCGCTTATTTTCCTCATCTTTTATTAGCTTCATATCCGTGCAGCGAGATGGATTCAATAGATAGTTAATATACTTCAATCCGAATGTTCGATAGGCACTGCTATCCATTTTGTATACATTGTCCTTAATCATTGTTTTATTTGCAGAAGAGTAGAATACTGTCTTAATTCCAATTAGACGAATTAGTTCGATACAATGCTCACAAGGCTTACTCTGCATCAAGGACCCATCTACTGTACTAGACCGGATAACAACCAACTTGTACTTCTTTATCCGGCTTCGTAGCTGCTTTGATCCATAGAAAAAACCACTTACCATTCGGGAACATCTTCAGCGACTGACGAGCCTGATTCTGTGACAGCAGATCGAGAATGGCAGCAGTCTCGGCATGCTGCGTACAAACTGGATTACCCGACATACACGAACGATTATTATTGTACCCGCATGCAACAATCTTAGTAGCACCCTTAATAATCATAGCAGAATGCTTCGTGGATACGTTACTCTTATGAGCCGTATTAATTAGCTTGTTCAGCATAGAATTGGAAATAGTGGTAGAACCGCGCAGCAGATTTTCGGACAGGACGTTCTTGGGCAGCATAGTCTTAGACAACATTAGATAGTGTTTGATGAATCTACAACTTACAGATTCAATTTTATTTCATAAATGTGTCCAAATTAAATTTAAAGATTTTCTACGTAAAGAGTATAAACATGATTCCAGAACTCACATCTGCCGATCGTCTCTATATGTCGCTAAGCCAAATCAATCGCTATGAGAAGAAATATACGAAGCTACGTTATAACAATCGTTACTATCTTCAATACTACGATTACGAAGTCTCGTTGCAAAATTGGTCGCTCAAAGTAGATGACCAAGCTTTTCTTTTTGCAGAGGGTTACCTAGGTAACGGTAATGCATGGGAGACGAGTGGAATTGTGGATGTAGTTGCAAAGGAAAATTACTACCGATGCACGACAGAAAGTGGTACAGTATACCGCTTGTATTTTGACGACAAGCAATAAAATCTTATCTTACCATAGTTATGCAGCAAGAGAAGGCGGAAAAGATTATCGTGATTGCTATTATTGCAGGGACACTAGCAGGGCTAGTTGGATCGCCGGGGTTTGCAGTAATCGTTCCACTTATGTTTATGATGGGAGTGACAGAAAACTTTAATGTAGCACTTGGTATATTCTTTATGGGAATTGTGTTACCGGATCTAATCAGCTCAATCATGTATTATTATAAAAATGCAACGAAATTTGATTTAGAACAACCATTATTATTTACGGTTGTATTTACGGTTATGTCTGCAATTTCGATTTACTTTTCGGAATATTTTCATACTAATCATAAATTCTTTTTAGCAGGAACTTTACAATTGTTTATTGGTATGTGGTATATACTATATGGATATCACAAATTCTCATAAAATATACAGAGTCATAAAATATACAGAGTCATAAAATATACAGAGTCATAAAATATACAGAGTCATAAAATATACAATATACAGTGATCATTAGGAAATGATCAATGTCTATAAAATCAGTTCTTTTATAAAGAACTTTCAAATTTGGCTTGTCCTTGTAACCATGTTGCTAAAAATGGAATCTCACTAGAAATGAATAATGGATTCTTTGTATCTCTTTTCATGATTAGATTGAAACGATTCTTGTATTTTGAGAAGATAATAAACTGATATTGGTCAATCTCTTCTGCCACCAATCCTTGTAATTGATTTGGTAGATAAATAAAAGGTTCATGGCGATCAATATGACCAACATCATTGATAATGATGATTCGTTTTTTATCTTTTCCGATTTGATAACTCATTAGTTCTAAATCAATCTCACTCCCCCAACTACTTGTTTTTACATATTCGGCTAACTCTTCGATTGATTTCATAGCTAAAAATTTACGATAAATTTCTCCATATTCTTGTTCCGATAAA